AGTACACCTTCTTGACTGCCCCGCATACCACAAAGCCAAACCCCTCCGCCCTCAGGACCTCTAAAAGGAGGACATCCCGACTTACGCTGCCTTTGGTAACCAGGCAAAGCCGGGGAAATTGACTGACGGAGAACCGGGAGATCGGAGATGCTAGGCAGGAGAGAACGAGGCGGAGGAACCTTACAAGAAAAGACAACATCCCTCTTAATTGTCAAATGACCCCAATCGTCAGCCCAAGTACCGAGGCTGCGACAGGGGATAAGAGGAAGATTGTAAAGGTTCCAAACCTCCCACAAGGGGGCCGGCCAGACCCATGCCCAACGAGCTTTACTCAGCGAAACCTTGGTCCCAGAGTACATCACTGGATTATTAACACGAGGCGGACAATTTTCGTAACAATCGTCCGACCAACAGCGAGACGCCAACCGAGAAGGCTGCTTTACCAAAACCTCTTCATAAGCAGGGATCGACAATCCCCGAAAAGAAGAGATAAGGTAGCTCATTGACAAATCGGCCACCTCTTCGTACAACTCCCTGAAGGAAGGATCAGGCATCTCATCCCTCACAACTTGGTCCCAGGACCGCTTGACACTGATCGACTCTACAATCGGATCAACCATCAAAGCGTCCCTAAACCACCTCTTTTTCAAGAGAGGTTTCCTCCAAGCGTGAGGGATTGTCTGCAAGCAAACGGACGATCGTCGGACAAGATTCCGAACACTGATGATCGCCCTCCAACAAGCAGCAGACGAAAATCCCTTCAGGCCCTCGAGAAGAGTCGAGAGAATGCAACCGGGTGAGGAGACCCTTCGAAAGCCAGAGAGAACAGGCTTCTTGACAAATCGATCTCTCTTGCAATCAAAGGTCTTGGAATTCAGCTCAAGGAAACGAGTCGAACTCCCAGACTTCTCCAAATTCACAACCATCCCGACGTGTTCGACGACAGAGCGCCAGATGACAAGAAACAAGTCATCACTACAAAACGCAATGTCATCACCATTGACAAGAGAACGTCGGCGACGGCCTGAAACCCCGGTCGCACGCCCCCACAAACGAGAAGCAATCAAAAAAAGGCCCCTGTTTATGAGGCACAACAGGGGAAAGGACAGCTTCGAACCCATCATCTGACCAAGGTAAATACGGCGCTGCTCAGAGCCCATACAAACCTTATCTTGAACAAGCAGATTGGCGGGGTCAAAAGACTGCAAGAGTGCTTCTCGCTCCTCCTCCGTTAGGTCAGGGGACTCGGCTAACACCTGGACAACACGATAAACCATGTCCGGATGAAAATTGTCAGTAGCCGAAGAAAAATCCCCACTGAAGAAAAATTCCCCCTCTCTCCTATCATCCACGAGAAGGCGGGCGTGAGTCTTCGAAAACTCACCCCGAACGACCCAACTCTTCGACGAGATGAAGTCGTAAAGAACCTCATGGACTGGATCCAGCACATCCTTGACGTAAGAGCTCTGAAGCGTGACACAACGAAACTTCCCCTTCGTCTTAGCTACACCAAGGCGAAGGTTCCACACGCGGTCAAAACGACAAGGATATACACCG